CACTACAAGAAACCAAAAACTCGTAGACCAGGAGTTCACGCAAAAACAAAATCTTCTAAAGTAAAATCTTCTAAGTATTACCAAAAAAAATATAGAGGTCAAGGCAGGTAAATTATTTATATCTTTGTATTAATTAAATTTAATCAAATGGATATTAGAAAAATTTCAATAGGTGCTGATTATAAGTCTAGCTCTATGCATTATATTGTCGGGCAAAATATATTAGGGGGAAGCCATATAATACATTTAATTAAAAAAGATTCCGAAAGTATAAAAATATGGATTAAGAAAGAAGATGAAATTTTATGCTGGAAAGAGTTTAATAATAATATGCCTTGGGTAATAGAATTTAACATTAACTTTTAATGAAATCACCATTTTATTTTATAGTAAAACCTTTAAAAAACAAAAGGTATAAAAACACTAAAAACATTGAGGGGGTAGATTTTATTACTAGCACTTCAATTGAAAACCATAAGTCTTCTAATAGAGAAGCGGTTGTGTTTTCTACTCCAATAGGGTATAAAGGAAAGATAAAAAAAGGAGACTTACTATTAGTTCATCATAATGTTTTTAAATTTTACAATGACATGAAAGGCAGACAGAAAAGCGGTAAAAGTTTTTTTAAAGATGATTTGTTTTTTATTGATAATGATCAATTTTTTATGTATAAAAGCGAAGGCAAATGGTATTGCCATGATAGGTATTGTTTTATTCAGCCTGTAGAAAAACAAGAGTCTTTTATTTCTAAACTAGGAACAGAGGAACCTTTAATAGGTGTGTTAAAATATGCAAACAATTTTTTAAAATCTAAAGGATTAGAAAGCGGAGATACTATTTCTTTTAAGCCTGACAGCGAGTATGAGTTTATGGTAGACAATGAAAAGCTTTACAGAATGTATGACCATCAAATTACTTTAAAAATATGAATTCAGACGAATTAAAAAGACAAATAGTTTCAGCAGGAAGAAGGGCTGTAGAACAATTAATTAAAGTAGCTAAAGAGGATATTATAAAACCAGATATTGAAGATGAGCTGGCGGCAGATAGATTAAAGAACGCAGCAGCAACTAAGAAGCTTGCTATATTTGATGCGTTTGAGATTCTAAATAAAATAGACGTTGAAGAAGAAAATTTAAAAGACGTGAATGTTAAAATAAGTAACCAAGGTTTTGCAGAAAGAAAATCAAAATAATTTATATCAAGAAATAAAGGGCTATATTCCGTCTGCTGTTTTATCTAGAAAAAATAAAGCTAGGACATGGATTTATGGTTATAATGAAAAATATGATTTTATAAATATTTCTAGAAACGGGCAAGTAGGTCTTATTATAAATATAAATGGATTAGCTATAGGTTTGCCTGTAAAACCAAAAAACATATTTAAAAGATCAGATAAAAAATCCAACCAATATTGGGAGCGTCATCAATGCCCTGTAGAATTATCTAAAATAAACTCTATTTTTCAATGGAATGAAATGAGCTCTGTATTTAAAAGCAAATGGATTGATTATATTGAAACTGAGTTTGATAAAAGAGATGAAGGCCATTGGTATTATAATAATGGCAAGCCTACTTATATTACAGGTTCTCATTATATGTATTTGCAATGGACAAATATAGATGTTGGTTATCCAGATTTTAGAGAGGCAAATAGAATATTTTTTATTTATTGGGAGGCCTGCAAAGCAGATAAGAGATGCTTTGGTATGTCTTACTTAAAAATTAGAAGATCTGGGTTTTCTTTTATGGGTGCCTCTGAATGCGTAAATAAAGGTACGCTTGCTAAGGATTCAAGGGTAGGGATTTTGTCTAAAACAGGTGCTGACGCTAAAAAACTTTTTACCGACAAAGTAGTTCCTATTGCAAATAGACTTCCATTCTTTTTTAAACCAATACAGGATGGTATGGATAAACCTAAAACAGAGTTAGCGTTTAGGATTCCTGCATCTAAGATTACCAAAAAGAATATGCATGAAGTGATGAATGAAGAGCTAGACGGCTTAGACACAACTATTGATTGGAAGAACACGGATGACAACTCTTATGATGGAGAAAAACTTTTACTTTTAGTACACGATGAATCAGGTAAATGGATAAAGCCTAATAACATTCAAAACAATTGGCGTGTAACTAAAACTTGTTTACGATTAGGAAGTAAAGTTATAGGAAAGTGTATGATGGGATCCACTTCAAATGCTTTAAGTAAAGGGGGTGATAATTTTAAAAAATTATTTGATGACTCAAACATCATAACTAGAAATGCAAACGGGCAAACTAAAAGCGGTTTATATTCCTTGTTTATTCCAATGGAATGGAATATGGAAGGGTTTATAGATATATATGGCATGCCTGTTTTTTATACTCCAAAAGAAAAAGTAAAAGGAGTTGATGGTGAGCTTATAAATTATGGCGCTATTAATTATTGGGAAGCCGAAGTAGAATCATTAAAAAAAGATGCTGACGCGTTAAATGAATTTTACAGACAGTTTCCAAGAACTGAGTCGCATGCATTTAGAGACGAGAGCAAGTCATCACTGTTTAATTTGACTAAAATATATCAGCAGATAGATTATAATGATTCATTAATAATGGAGCATCATGTAACTCAAGGTAAATTTTATTGGAAAGATGGTGTTTTAGACTCCGAAGTTATTTGGGCTCCTGATACACGTGGAAGGTTTAAAATTAGTTGGAGTCCTTCTGTTAATTTAAAAAATAAAAAAATAAAAAAAAATGGAGTATATTATCCAGTTAATGAGCATATTGGGGCTTTTGGCTGTGATAGCTATGATATATCTGGAACGGTTGGCGGAAGAGGTTCTAACGGAGCTTTACATGGTCTTACAAAATTTAACATGGATCAAGCTCCTAGTAATGAATTTTTTTTAGAATATGTAGCGCGTCCTCAAACAGCAGAAATATTTTTTGAAGATGTATTAATGGCTTGTGTTTTTTACAGCATGCCTATATTAATTGAGAATAATAAACCTCGTTTGTTATATCATTTTAAAAATAGAGGATATAGAGGGTTTTCTATGAATCGTCCAGATCGAAGATTTAATAAACTTTCTAAAACAGAAAAAGAGCTTGGAGGGATACCTAATTCCTCAGAAGAAGTAAAGCAAGCTCACGCATCAGCTGTAGAGTCTTATATTGAAAAACATTTAGGATTAGACTTAGCTGGGACATATAGGGAAAGTGATCAAATGGGTAGCATGTATTTTACTAGAACTTTGGAGGAGTGGGCTAGGTTTGATGTAAGCAATAGAACAAAGTTTGACGCCACCATTAGTTCGGGGTTGGCGGTAATGGCAAATCAAAAATCTGTTTATTTGCCTATTGAAAAACAATCAAAAATAAACCTTAACTTTGCAAGGTATAATAACAGTGGAACATTAAGTGAGTTAATTAAATGAAAGAAGTTAACATAAGTATTCCTTATATAAATTTTCCTGATCAATTTGCTTCTGATGAAGAAAAAGCTTCTTTAGAGTACGGGTTACAAATCGGGCAAGCCATACAATATGAATGGTTTAAAAAAGACTCTAATGGATCGCGATTTTACAGTCAATTTAGAGACTTTAACAGACTACGCCTATACGCAAGAGGGGAACAATCAGTTGCTAAATATAAAAATGAAATTTCAGTTGACGGAGATTTATCTTATTTAAATCTTGACTGGACGCCTGTGCCTATAATTCCTAAATTTGTTGACATTGTGGTTAATGGAATGGCTGATCGTTTATTTAAAATAGAAGCTTATGCTCAAGATGCTTTATCTCAAAACAAAAGAAACAAGTTTCAAAGAAACGTTCAAGCTCAAATGGCAGTTAAAGAACCTTTGATGACACTCCAAGAAAGCACAGGGTTTAATCCTTTCACAATGAACCCCGATGACTTACCCGCTAATGACGAAGAGTTAAGTCTTTATATGAATTTAAACTATAAGCCCGCTATAGAGATTGCTGAAGAAACAGCAATTAACACTATTTTTGATGAGAATCATTACAACGATACACGAAAGCGTATTGATTATGATATAATGACAATAGGAATAGGGGTGGCTAAACATGAGTTTTTACCTGGAGCAGGGGTAAGTATTTCGTATGTAGATCCTGCTAATATTGTATACAGCTATACAGAGGATCCTTATTTTAAAGATTGTTTTTATTGGGGGGAAATTAAAACCGTTCCAATTGCGGAGCTTATTAAAATAGACCCTACGTTAACTAATGATGATTTAGAAAAAATATCTCGTTACAGTCAAAGCTGGTATGATTATTATAATACAGCTCAATATTACGAGAATGATATGTTCTATAGAGACTCTTGTACTTTAATGTATTTTAACTACAAAACAACTAACACGGTTGTGTATAAAAAAAAGAAATTAGAAAACGGGAACTCTAGGTTTATACAAAAAGATGATACTTTTAATCCACCGGACGAGATGATGGATGAGGGTAATTTTGAAAAAGTAGAAAAAAAGATTGACGTGTGGTATGATGGTGTTATGGTGATGGGAACAAACATTATTTTAAAATGGGATTTAGCTAAAAATATGGTAAGACCTAAGTCCGCATCTCAGCATGCGTTACCTAATTATGTGGCGATAGCGCCTAGAATGTATAAAGGGGTAATTGAATCACTAGTTAGAAGAATGATTCCTTATGCGGATTTAATACAAATAACACATTTAAAATTACAACAAGTTATTTCAAGAACAGTACCTGATGGAGTGTATATAGATGCAGACGGGTTAAATGAAGTAGATTTAGGAACAGGAGCAGCTTACAACCCTGAAGACGCTTTAAGACTTTATTTTCAAACAGGTAGTGTAATAGGAAGAAGTTATACTCAAGATGGAGAGTACAATCAAGGCAAGGTTCCCATACAGCAGCTTACAAGCAATTCAGGAGCTTCTAAGACACAAATGCTTATAGGTAACCTAAATCACTATTTAGATATGATAAGAGCTGTAACAGGCTTAAATGAAGCGAGAGACGCTTCTACACCTAATCCTGATTCTTTAGTTGGTGTACAAAAACTAGCCGCATTAAATTCTAACACTGCTACAAGACATATATTAGATGGAAGTCTTTATATATATAGATCTTTAGCTGAAGCTCTTACATATAGAGTGGCAGATGTGTTAGAATATGCGGACTTTAAAGAAGAGTTTGTAAATCAAATAGGTAAGTATAATACAAGGATACTGCAAGAAATTAGCGATTTATATATTTATGATTTTGGAGTGTTTATAGAGGTAAGTCCTGATGAAGAACAAAAAGCTTTATTAGAACAAAATATACAAATGGCTTTATCTAAACAAGATATTAATTTAGAAGATGCAATTGATATTAGGGAAATTAAAAATATAAAACTTGGCAATCAATTGCTAAAAGTAAAACGTAAAGCTAAAGAAGAAAGAGATCAAAAAAATGCAATGGCTAAACAAGCAATGATTTCTAAACAACAACTAGAATCCCAACAAATTGCAGCTCAATTAGCTATATCTAAAATTAATGCTGAGTCTGAAGCTAAAATGAAATATAGGCAAGCTGACATATCTTTTGAAATAGAAAGGCAAAAAGCTGAAGCTCAATTAAAATCACAACTAATGCAGCAAGAGTTTCAGTATAATTTACAACTACAAGGAATGACTCAATCTCAATTAAGTAAAAGAGAGTCTAGTAAAGAAGAAGCTAAAAGCAGCCGAATAAGCCAGCAAAACACTCAGCAATCTCAACTTATAAATCAGAGAAATAATAACCTACCTCCTAAAACTTTTGAATCTACGGAGGATTCTTTAGATGGGTTTGATTTAGCTGAATTCTCACCAAGGTAAAAACATATATAAATTTTCTGTAAATTTGTATAAAATTTAATATAATGGAAATAAAAGTTAGAGACTTGACTGAAGTGGAAGCTAAGTCAAAACAACAAATTGAACAAGAACTGCTTGATAAACACGAAAAAGAACAAGTAGAACCTAATTCTTTAGAAGAGAATAAGGAGCAGGTAAAGGTTGAAGAGCCCGTTGCTGAAGAAGTAAAAGAAGAAGCGCAAACGGAAGCACAAGAAGAAGTAAAGGTTGAAGAGCCCGTTGCTGAAGAAGTAAAAGAAGAAAAGGTTAATCCAACACCTATAGAAGAAAAACCTTCTTCTCTAGATTTAGATGACCAAACCGTTCTTTCATATATTGAGAATAGATATGGTAAGGAGATTAATTCTATTGACGAATTAGTTAAGGAACGTAAAGAAAGCGAACCGCTTCCTGAAGACGTTGCTGCTTACCTAAAGTATAAAAAAGAAACTGGAAGAGGAATAGATGACTACGCTAAATTACAAGCGGATTATTCTGATTATTCTCCAGACTCTTTGCTAAGAGAATATTATACAATCACAGAAGAAGGATTAGATCCAGAAGACATTGATTCTATAATGGAGGAGTTTACTTACGACACAGAGCATGATGATGCTAGTGAAGTTAAAAAACTCAAGATTGCAAAGAAAAAAGAAATTGCCAAAGCTAAAAAGTTTTTTAAACAACAACAGGAATTATACAAACAGCCTCTTGAGTCAAGAGAAAGTTCTGCCCAAGTTAAAGAAGAGCTAGAAGAATATAAGCAATACAGAGATAATGCTAAAAACGATGAACAAGTTAATGCTCAAAAGCAAAAGTGGTTTTCTCAAAAAACTGAAGAAGTTTTAAACGACAATTTTAAAGGTTTTAAATTTGACGTGGGAAATCAACAATTAATTTATTCACCAGGTAATTATGCTGATATTAAAAAAGATCACTCTACGCCTTTAAATTTTGTAAACAAATTTATTGATGAAAAAGGATTTTTAAAAGATGCAGAAAATTATCACCGAGGATTATCAATGGCTATGAATCCAGAAAAATTTGCTCGTTTTTTTTATGAGCAAGGAAAGTCACAAGCCACAGAAGACGTTATGAAGAAAACTAAAAATATAGACATGAATACTCGTAGCGCTTCTGAAGCTAAACCTATTTCAAATGCTGGATTAAGAGTCAAATCAGTCTCTCAACCTTCGGGCAAGGGATTGAAAATTAGAAGTATAAACAAAGTTTAATTTTAAAAAAATAATATTATGCCAGGAAGTGTATTAACAACGCCCGGATTTGCGTTGACTCCGAGTTCCGAGAGAACTCCGACATCCGAAAATTATATTGTAGATTTTAACTTTTTAAATCAGTATCTACCGGATACTTATGAAAAGGAGTTTGAAAGATACGGTAATAGAACTATCTCTTCATTTTTAAGAATGGTTGGTGCAGAAATGCCTACTAACTCAGATCTTATTAAATGGGCAGAACAAGGTAGACTACACACGAAATATACTCAAGTAGGTACAGTTGCAGCAGCAAATGCTGACAATGCTACTTTTCAAGTAAATGACGTGTTAGACCCAACAACCGCAGAGCAAGTTGTAAGAATTGGTCAAACTGTAGCAATCGTGCAAAACGATGGCTCAGGTATCAATAAAGCTGTTGTAACAGCTACAGGTGCTGCAGGTGGTTCAAGGGGAACATTCACATGTGCTTTTTATGAAGGCACTGGATTAGTAACAGCTGGTACTGGTGCAGGAAATTCTGATGTAACTGTATTTATTTACGGTTCAGAATTCCAAAAAGGTACAGCAGGAATGGTTGGTTCATTAGAATCAAATGATTTCATTTTTGATAATAAACCAATTATAATCAAAGACACGTATACCGTGTCAGGTTCTGATATGGCTCAAATAGGTTGGGTTGAAGTTACAACTGAAAATGGTGCAACAGGATACCTTTGGTATCTAAAATCAGAGCATGAAACAAGGTTAAGGTTTGATGACTATTTAGAAACAGCAATGATAGAAGCTGTGCCAGCAGAAGTTGGTTCAGGGGCTACTGCCGCAATAGGTCTTAACACTGGTGCAGGAGCACAAGGTGCAGGATCTGATGGAGTATTTTATTCTGTAACAAACAGAGGAAATATTTGGGATGGTGGAAATCCAACTACATTAGCTGATTTTGATTCAATCATTAGTAGATTAGACAAGCAAGGAGCAATTGAAGAAAATGTTTTATTCGTAGACAGACAGTTTGGGTTTGACATTGACGACATGCTAGCTACACAGAACTCTTATGGAGCTGGTGGCACTTCTTACGGTCTTTTTGACAATGATGAAGAAATGGCTTTAAACTTAGGTTTTTCAGGTTTTAGAAGAGGTTACGATTTCTATAAAACTGACTGGAAATACCTAAATGATCCTACTATGAGAGGTGGATTACCAGGTGGCGCAAGTTCAGGAAAAGTAAATGGACTATTAGTGCCTGCAGGTTCAACAAGTGTTTATGACCAAATCCTTGGTAAAAACGCTAAGAGACCTTTCTTACATGTTAGATATAGAGCTTCAGAAACTGAAGACAGACGTTATAAAACTTGGATAACTGGTTCAGCTGGTGGTGCAAGAACAAACGATATTGACAACATGCAAGTTAATTTCTTGTCAGAAAGAGCAGTTTGTGTTTTAGGCGCAAACAACTTCTTTATGTTTCAAGATTAACATTTAATAAAGGGGGCACCTTGTGTGCCCCTTTTTTTTTAACTTAATTTAAATTTAATAAAATGAAAAAAAATATAAAATCAATTGTTGAAAGCGAAGAAACTACAAGTCTTTTAACTAAAGAAACAACTGTTGAGAGTCCAGTTATCAAAACTCCAAAAAAACCTATTGCAAAGTTTATTAATAAAACTTATAAATTAAAACAGGAGACTCCTCCTTTGTCTTTAATATTAGCATCAAGGCACACTCAAAGATTTCCTTTAATGTATTTTGATGATAGCACAGGTGAAAACAGGCCATTAAGATATGCAAGAAATCAAAAATCTCCTTTTTTAGATGAGCAAGATAGCAACGCAATATTAGAGCCGGTTATTTTTGAAGATGGATTTTTAACTGTAAAAAAAGAAAATCAAGTTCTTCAAAAGTTTTTATACTATCACCCAGGTAATGGAAAAATATTTACTGAAGTTAATAAAGCGAAAGAAGCTCAAGAAGTTGTTGAAGATCTAAATCTTGAAGTGGATGCGTTGATTGAAGCAAGACAATTAACAATAGACCAAGTAGAAAACATAGCTAGAGTTTTATTTCAAA